CTAACATTTGGGTGGAAAAGATCCTCCACCATCATCCTTAGTTGGATTACCTTTATCGGTACCAGTTATAGTGATGTACTCACAGGACACGAAATGAGATCAATTGAGTTGACCTCAGATGTATGCCGTCTGAGTAAAGCAAAATTTGTTATTCATAGTTCTTGGGGAGACATACGTCAAGGTAAGGCATCGTTAGGCTCTTTCTTCGACCAGGTAACTGGTTGGGCGACCATTAATCGAAGTTAAAACCTAAGAATCTTACTGAGGCGTCTCTCTATGAATTGTGATAAGGCACTGGTCTCATTCGGAACTTGTCCGGTCAAGGCGGCATTATAGCCTTGATCTGGATCAAGCAACCGAGCGGAACAACCCGTCCGTCCTCTTTTCGAGGTAGCTGCAGCCCCGCAAGGGAAACTGAAGCTCAAACGTTTTGGTCACAGTCTTAGGACCTTGGTAAAGTCCAGCACGAAAGTGCGACTCTAACGGCCATAACGTCGGGTCATATAGTCCGAAAGGACTTTAAATTAAATGAAGCGAATGAAAACTCCGATGATAAAATCGAAATTCTCAAGAGATTCACTCGAAAGAGTGAATTTCACTTTCAAATCATTTAACTATGATACCGTGAGTGCTATGATCAGCAGAAATGCTGGTTTGGCCATGGTTGGGATAATTTTAAGGTTATCTCACGCCATGGGGGGTAAACCGTCAAAGTCGCTTGCTTCCAACACTAGAGTTACTCTAGGGACATTGGCCCACGTTGCGCAGTCTCAAGGATTGCCGGGATTAGTGAAATTCCTTAAATCTGTGAGTGTAAGAACTCAACAGTATTTAGGAGGATATACATCGGTTACCACACCGAGAATATCAGTAACTAAATCCGGTATTCCTAGATTGTTTCCACCAATGATCAGAAGAAATTTAAGATCTTCACAAAGTTTCTTTATAAGATGGTCTCTTACCATCGCATCCCTTTATAGGGATGTACTTTATGAAGGTCCTCTTAAATTGTCTTCGATCACTGACCCTTTTAAAGGAAGAGAAAAGGTCTTTAGTGAAATTGATAAATATATACCAATTTTCACTAAAGTTATCTTATCCTCAGATAGATTAAGATCTTTTAATCCTGCGGGATGGGTGAAAGAAAGATATAAAGCTTTCCCAATCACCACATCTTCACCGCAGAGAGGAAAAGATCCTGTTGCTTCTAGTTCCATCCTTGTATTAATCAGATCGGCTCTTGCACTTGATGAGTTAACTCTTCAAAGCATGAGAATTCTTTCAAGATTGTATAGGTTTGATTATCCTACACCTTTCAAGAAAGGTCCGATCAAAATCATCGAATGGATTAGGAGTATTAACAGTTCTATCCCGGATTCCTTTAAACCAGTTGGAGGCTTAATACCTCCAATAGGGAAATTGGGTCTGAAGGTGGAAGCAGCCGGTAAAATGAGAGTGTTTGCTATGGTAGATCCTTGGACACAATGGTTGTTGGCTCCACTCCATAAAGGACTCTTTCATATATTGGAAAGAATTCCTCAGGATGGAACTTTTAATCAGCATGGTCCTCTCAGACCAGCTTTTAAAAAAACAACAACCCATTGTTTTCAATGGATCTATCCTCTGCTACCGATAGATTACCCTTATCCTTACAATCTAAACTGATATCGAC